TCCATGTGGTCTTTTACATTGTCCAGGATAAACCGTTGGTTTTTTATAATATACCTCGGCTTTTTTTCTTCCGGCATCTGTACGGGCTGCGGTTGTACTGCTGCCGTGTTCTTTTTAGAAAATAGGTTACTAAATAATCCCATGTTGTGTTCCCTCGCTTTCTTCCGTGTTACTCTTCTGTTTCTGTTACTGCTTCCATTGCTTCCATTTTTTCTTTTACTGCTGAATACACAAACTCATTTACACTTGTCCCTACTGCTGCCGCTTTTTCCTTTATTACTGCTTTTTCTCCCTTTGGCACAAGTAATTCCATGCGGTCATAGGTTTTCTTTTTATATTCGTTCTGATATTTCGTCTGGTCGAACTCTTTTTTTATTTTTGGCATTTACGCCCTCTTCCTTTCTCTTGCCAAATGGTGTATAATACTTTTTACAGTTTAGGGCGGCTTTGGCAAGTCCACCGCCCTTTCTGTTTCCCTAAAGCCTTACTTATTAAGTAGGGCTTTTACTCTTTCTTTGGCTTCTGCCAGGTCTTTACACTCGTTTAATATTTCAAGTATTTTCCTGGTCTGATTTTCTTCTGCCGTTTCTTTAAGTAACTCGCCTACGTTCATATCCTCGTCCATGAAGTTCTCCTTTCTATGCTTGCCCATTACTCATTAAGTTTGTGTATCTCCCTTAACTGTCTTTATTATATAACATATTCCGTACTATGTCAATACATATTCCGTACTATTTTAAATTTATTTTTATGTGCAATAAGCCCGGCGGAATGTGCCAGGCTTAAAAGTGCGTGTATTTACCATTGATAAAATCACAGAAACAACGGGTTTCAATATATAGTTGCATCATATAGGCGTTTTGGGTTTCCGGGCATTGGTCTAAACGATTGTGTATATAAGCAATGCACCCTTGCCCGGTGTATTCCTCATTGCTTCCCCGTTTCACATTAAAACGTGGGTCAAAACTTGTCAGACAGTACCGCAACGCCTATTGTTGCAACCCCTCAACGGTTTATAGTGGCTTGGGACACTCGCACCCGTTCACGGTGTGGCCGTTTTAGTTGTCGGGCGGCTATTCTTCCGCCCTATTCTTTATTTTATTAAATTCTTTTAGAAATTCCTCAATAACCCAATCTTTTTCTAAACTTTCCGTTTCTGCTAATCTCTTGCAACTCCACAATGCCATTTCCGCTTCCTCTTTAACCTTTTCCCTTGCATCTTTCAACCACTTTTCCATATTGTCTTTCCTTTCCGCCGGGAACTTTTCCCCGGCTTAATGCTTATAGTGCAGTTTCGATAAACTCAACCGCTGCCTTTATGGTTTTGAATGTGTGGAACTCTCTAAAGCCTTTCCCTTCTCTTACTGATACATGGTAAGCACCACGGCTTCCGGTCATTCTTGTTATATCATATCCCTTTACTGTTTTTACTACTTCCCACATTTTCTTTTCCTCACTTTCTTTGTGTTCCTCTCTTAACTGTCTTTATTATATTACATATTCCGTACTATGTCAATACATATTCCGTACTATTTTAAAAATCTTTTAAAATAAAGAAAAAGCACACTTTTTAAAGGTGTGCTTTTAGTTCCGTGATATACATTATTTCCTTGCTCTTTTGGTAGCCAAATTCCTAAAGGCGGCGTTGCTTATGCTGCTGCTAAATTGGCGGCGTTTACTGCTGCCGTCACGGTGTTACCGATACCAATAACAATTCTGTCATTCTTAACCTCGATAACATCATATTTACTGTACCAACACTTAAACATATTGCCGTAGTAATCGTAAGCATTGATAACCTTTACTTTCTGCCCTACCTTGAAGCCGTGGGCGTTCTCCGTTTCTTCCTGGGTCGGAATGTCGGTTGGTACTTCTGCATCCGCCGGGGCTTCTGCAATCTCTTCATCCTTTGCAATGTTGGCGGCGTTTACTGCTGCCGTCACGGTGTTACCGATACCGATAACAACACGGTCCCCGTTTACCTGGATAACATCATATTCATCATAGTAGGTTGCGAAACGCACCCCGTTGTATGTGATGTTGTCAATCACTCTTACCTTGTCCCCCACCTTATAACCGTGGGTTTCCTTGTTCGCCGGTCCCTGGTTCTCTCCGTCCCATGTATCATACTGTGTAAGGTTGTAAGAATTGATGATGTTCATTACATTCTTGATGTATGTAGGGCTTGTTGCATATCCGCCGTTTTTGATTGCGGTAATGGCACTTTCGGCGTTTCCGTTGTTTACTGCTCCGGCATAACGGGAACTTCCGCAAATCAGATTGTAATAATCCGCCACGCTCTCTTCTAGGCTATCATAAGCACGGAAAGCGGCGGTAATCTGCGTGTATGTCTTACCGTCATAGCACTCGTTTGTTTTACTACTGTAAACCTTGCCTTTCCAACTGCTTCCGGCCTTAATGCCAAAAAACGCATTGGCTTTTGTCATAAGCCCGGATGTTCCCCACCCGGTTTCTAATGCGGCCTGTGCGATACATACGGACGGTAAAACCCATTTATCACGGGTTAAATATTCTTTTCTTGCGATTGCTGCCAATTTTGCAATAAAGGCGTTTACCTGGTCTTTTGTTGCCATGTCTTATTCCTCGCTTTCTTCTTTTTCTTCCGCTTTCGCTGCGTTCTTGTCCCTTAACTGCAAAAGCACATCTTTTAACTGCTGCGGTATGTTGATAAATTCCGCCGCATTTTCCAAAATGGAAAGTGCTTCATTGCAGATAAAGAAAACAATAACAATTTCCCTTAATGGTATTGTGTCCCCGGTCATTCTCTGCACGTTGTAGGCAACTGCGATAACCACAAATACCATGATTTTTTTTACAATCCCCTTAAATCCGATTGCACTTGAAAGTTCTTTTTTATAGACTGCTTTCAAAATGCCCGTGAAATAATCCAGGATAGCAAAAAGCAATATTGTGTATAACATCACATCCCAACCGCCGAACAACGAAACGATAAAACCGCCAACCAATCCGCCAATCACGGAAATAAAGTTAAACATTTTCTCCATTGTTCCATGCTCCTTTCCTTGTTTTTTACAAGTAAATCATATAATGGAACGGCTTTTTATTCTGACCCTTTTTACGCCGTTGCTTCCAGGCGTTCCCATTCATAGAACAACAATTCGTATTCAACCGCCTTTGCAATGTGGTATGTGTCGGCGTGTCCTAAATGTCCCTTTCTGCTTTCATACTTCCGGTTAAATTCTTCCGGCGGCAATTCGCCCAACTCATACGCCTTTACATCTTGCTTTAACTTTCTGATAGATGATTTTCTTACTTTCTTGTGGTCTGCATAGTGGATATATCCGCAAAAATCTATGCCATTCCCGGCGTATAGGATTGTACTTTTAGGGTTAATATGCAAAAACATTTCATTTTCCAAAAATTCTTCTATTCTCTTAACCCATTCTTTTAACTGCTCCAAATCATCCGATAGGATAATAAAATCATCCATGTACCGCACAAAATACGGAATATGTAAAACGTGCTTGCAAAATTTATCTAACTTATTGCCGTACACATTCGCAAATAACTGACTTGTGAGGTTTCCAACGGGTATTCCCACGCCGTCCGGCAATATGCCGTTGTGGTCTATAATATCATCCATTAACATAAGGGCTTTCTTATCCCCTATATAGCGGCGGTTTTCATCCTTTAATTTGTCATGCGGTATAGATGCAAAATACTTTGATATATCCCCTTTAAAGGCATACATCCTTAACCCTTGCTTTACCTCTGTTTCATACATCCATTGATACAATGTATCACTTGCGGCGTGCATCCCCTTACCGCTCCGGCAAGCGTAAGAATGGTAATAAAATCCGTTTTCAAATACGGGTTGAATAGCGTTGCAAATCATGTGTTGCACCACTCTATCATAGAACGGCAACGCCATAATAAGCCGTTCTTTTGGCTCAAACACCTTAAATATCTTATATTCCCCTTGCCTATATGTTAAATTCTGTATTTCCTCGGTTGCTCTTAAAAGTTCCTCTTCCTTAACCATAGAAAAAGCCAATACCTCATTCGTGTACCGCTTGCACCTTGCCGCCTGGTGGAATGAAGTATTGGCATTTTCAAAGGTCCCCATTTTCTCATGTAGTCCCTTTACTGTTTTCATTTAATCCCTACCAATTTTCAAATATTCTATTTTACTAAAAGGTGGTTTGCTTTGTTAGTTTGTCCGGTATCGCACCGGAACGGGCAAACCGTCTGACTTACTTAAAATGTAAATCTTTGCTAGTGGCCGCTTGGGCTTCTATGTCTATAAAATTGTAAAGTCACACACGCACCGCACACCAATGTTCGTGTTCACGTTCCACGGGTAATTGTTGCAATTGACGGCACGGCTACCGCAATGCACGCCGTTGTTCCAATTGCCGCCGCCAATGAGGGCGTGCAAGGCTCGGAAAGTTCCGTGAACTGGCCCGGTGCATATTAACAGTTTCCCCAAAATAAAATTGGCAATGCCAACATTATTTCCAATTTCCATTCTTTACGGCTTCGATTATTCCGCCAATGATACATCCTAATTCTGTCATTTTCTTACTCAATACTTCGTATCTGTGTTTGCTCATTGCCGGATATTCCAAATCGTAGGAAAGCCGTATGAGGGTTTTGATAAACTGCAACTCTACATCTGCGTTATATATATGGCTCTTTGTCCCGGTCTTTCTAAATCTGATTACTGATTTAAGCATTTCAAAAACCGCCGTTTTAATTTGGCTCTGCAATGCGAATTTCTCAAATTTCGGAAACTGTGACAATATGGGATAAAGGTATAAAAGAAAATCATAGGTCTTTTGATACGCTTTCATGCTCTCCATATACGCATCCGCTTGATTGCTTTTCTTGTTCTCTGCCATGTTTTTATCCTCGGTTTATATATTTTTCTATGGGGTGGGCTTTCGCCCACCCTGGCAGATTACAGACTGTCACACACGCACCGCACACCAATGTTCGCGTAAACGCCCCACGGGTAATAGTTGCAATAGACGGCACGGCTACCGCAATGCACGCCGTTGTTCCAACTGCCGCCGCCAATGAGGGCGTGCAAGGCTGTTTGTGAAGGCATATAAATTTGACCGTAGCCGGGCATAACATTGTACCAATTCCAGGATGCGGCGGTTGGGTCTAAACACAACTCGTTAAGCCATTCCCACACGTTCCCGGCAATATCCATAATGTTTTTTACAGAAATTGCATTTTTGATTTTTCCAACGGCGGTTCTTGCAGTGTTGGTTGTTGCGGTCCAACCGTTTGTATTGCTGCCGTCTAATCCCTGTGGGCTTCCCTCTGCTGCAATTAACCACTCTGCAAGGTCCGGTAAACGCTTTCCGACACGGGCAGCCTTTTCATTGGCAATATACCAATTTAAACCCTCTGTACCCGTAATAGGCGTTGCATTATATACAGATTGTAAGCCGTTCGCCCCATCATCTGATGCAAGGTAAATATCAGCCCACAAACCATTCCCCAGGTATGCCATACCGGACGGGTCGCACTTCGGGCGGTGTAATGCGGTCCATACAGAGTTAGGGGCAATGTCCTCACGCACGTTACTTTCCCAACCGCTACCACGCACACTTCCACTTGTATTTACTTCTCTGCCGTATTCATCCACATTTCTAACAAAGCCATAGTGGAAACCGCCAATTTTACGGGTGTTTGTATCGTCCCATTCCACGCCGTCCGGGAATGTGGAATTTTCAGAGATTAAATAAACCTCGTTTGAACTGTCCTTTCCATTGTCGCACAAGTAAATGTAATAATCCTTACCGTGTGCAAAACTGCTTGCACCGTCCAGGTTGGCGGCGGAAAGTGTTGTTTCCTCGGTCTGAAAAATGGCATCCCCTACCGCAATAACTGCCCCGGCAAGCACGGTTAATTGTCCGGCTGCGGAATACTGTATAAATGCCTTTTCACTCGCTACAATGTCCGATACGGCGGCCATTTTAGCAACTGTGATTTTCGCCCTCTCGTCCGTCATATTCTCGTCATAAACAAATAATCTTCCCATTATACTAACTCTCCTTTCATCTGCTCCACTTCCTCTTCTGTAATTCCCAGGCGGTCATAAAATGTAACCTCTGCCGGAATACCGATTGTAGCCGCATCCGCCGCAATAGCCTTTGAAAGTGTCAAAATTGTGTGCTTGGTCTGATTGTTATTTGTGGTTATTTCGGCATCTGCTGCCGCCGTTCCCTCTGCTGCTGCCGCTTCCTGGTCTGCTTCTGCTGCCTTTTCAACCTCGATATGCTCCACGGTCTTAACGGTTGCGGTCACGTTCCCGGCTTTTACCTTGTCCCCCTCTGTAACCTCGTTTACAAACATAAGGGTAACGCCCTTTCTATCCTCGGTTTTCTCCAGGATAGGGCAAAAGATGAAATTCTGATTTTCCAACTTCTCAACTGCTGCCAACCAATCTTCTTTCTTCAATCTGCCTTTCTTTACAAGTTTGTAAGTGTTGACTAAATCCGCCTTTGTCTTAATTACTTTTGGAAATCCTACCATTGTTTAATCCTCTCTTTCTTTTTATTGTGCAATAAATGAACCAATATAATTTCCGATATAGCCCAGGTTTGAACCCTCACGCAATGTAATATTCTGCGTTGTCATAAGATTATCGTTTGTAACCTTAAAGGCTTTCGGTGTAACCATAACGCTTTCCAAATCCGCTTCCACGGTGTATTCTCCGGCTTCCGTGACATAAAAGCCCATTTGGCTTTTTGTAACTGTAACCGTCTGCATGGTCCCCGTGGTCTTATTCGTAAGTTTTACCGTTACCGGGCTTGTAATCTGCTCCAATGTGCTAATGATGTAAACCTTAAAGGCAATGTTGTAAACCTTTTCTTTTACATCATCAATCTGTAATTGCAGTTTCCCGGCAATGTCCCCGGAAAGTTCCGTTTGCTTCTCTTTAAACCACTTATTCCATTGTGCTTCCTGGTCCGTCATAAATGCTTGTGTCATTTCGGCGTATTCTTCAATGAAATTTGCATGGTCTTGTTCCATGCTCTTTTTTTCCAGGGCGAACCATGCGTTAAATTGCTTTGTGAACTGTGAAAAATCAAAGTCCTCAAACTGTGATGCAATGAAACCGCACAATCCCGTGTCTGCCCTGGTGTCTGTAATATCACTTTGGGATATTGCCACCGCTCCGGCTGCCACATAAATTTCCGCCAAACATTTTTCCTGGATTGTGTCATTGTTCGTAAGTTCCGGCGGCTGCGGATTGCTTGAATATGCCCCCTCTAAAATAAAAATGCTTGGTTTTCGCTCTGTTTCATCATTCCGCAATATTACACGGTCAATTCTTGGCAATGTACCGTTTGAACCGCTCACGGGCAATTCTAGGACGGTTGTATTATGGATTGTGTGCAAGTTGATGTATGCGTACCCGGTACGGCTTCCGCCGTCCACCTTTACCGCCATACTTTCCCCGTCTGCGGTTACTTGCAAATGTCCATACGCCACACCCTCTTTATAGAACGGGGCTTTGTCCTCGTTCATATCCTGGCCGTTGTATAAGCGGTCTTTATTTACGGAATTGTAAAAAAATCCTCTTACTGCCATTTGCTTTTCCTCTCCTTTCCTAATTGTCCCAATTTATGGTTGTGGGTAGGGCATCCCCAAAAGTAGGAACAACATACATTCCGCCGTATTCGTAAACCTCGCAAAGTTCCGTAATGCGTAAATTTAATACTTTGTTCCATTTTGCCTTTTCTACTGTCACAATGTCCCCTAAATCGTAATCCGTGCCATAGATAAAATTAACCTCGGCTTCCGCTTCGGCTTCTATGTTCTCAATCACGGCGTTTTCCGCTTTGTGCTGCTCC